ACCCTAGAGGAATCTTCGGTTCTGCAGGAGCATAATCAATAAAACTTTTGTGGGGGCGTATTTACGTCCCCACAATTTAAAGATACAATAGAGGAATTATGGGATTTAAATGTGATATTCAAGCAACGAGATCAAATGCGGCTCCAGGAGCTACTGCAATCGTTGCACCTTCAATTAGATTAAGAGCAATTTCTGTGGCTTCGGACGGAGGAGGAGCTGGAGTTCTTTCATTATCAACTGGATCAAGCACTGGCACTGTTTTATTAACTGTCGATGTACCCAATACTGATGTTTATACTTTAAATCTTCCAGAAGATGGAATTGTTTTTCCACAAGGTATTTATTGTCATACTAAAACAAACATCACAGCATATACTGTATTTACAGATAAATATTCAGGATCAGGCTTAGTATCTCAACAGCCGTAATTTAAATGGCTAGAAATCCTTTTGCTGTACCAGGAAGTATCTTGGATCAATATGCAAATATTTCCCAATTACCAAGCGGTAAAAATAACGGTCAACTACAAGAGTATTTAGAAGAAAAAGAAGTAACTCCAATAGGTGTTGCTAAAGGAGGCATGCCTCCTAGAAATAAAAAAAATTTTAGATCTACTAAAGCAGGAGCTGGCATGACTCAAGCTGGAGTTATGGCTTACAGAAGAAAAAATCCTGGAAGTAAATTAAAAACAGCAGTAACAGAAAGTAATCCAGGTCCAAAAAGAGCTGCAAGAAGAAAGTCTTTTTGTGCTAGATCAGCAGGGCAAATGAAAATGTTTCCCAAAGCAGCTAAAGACCCAAATTCACGATTACGACAGGCTAGAAGAAGGTGGAAATGCAGATAGCCTATGAAAATAAACGATAATACAAACGTAGCTTTACCTATAAGAAATTTATTAGCTATTGTAGGCGCAGTAGCATTAGGAGTATGGGCCTATTTTGGAGTTATTGAACGACTCAATCAATTAGAAACCAAAAATAAATTATTCGAACAAGATTTATTAGAAGCATCAAAACAAAAACCTATTGACCAAGAACAATTTTTATTAATTGAATGGTTAACCAAACAAGTAGAAAAACATACAAAATTATTAGAAGAAAATATTCATACGGGTGTGATGTTAAAACAATTTGACAGGGAAATTGAAAAAATTAAAAAAGATGTGGAACGTTTAAAAGATGCTACACGAGATATTAAATTTGCAAACGGAAATGGTAAACATTAATGATCGAAATGGTTGTAGCTTTGTGTTTATTTTTAAATGATAAGATGATAGAACATTCGCACAAAAAATCCTTATCGGAGTGTCTAGAGACAAAAAGAAAAATAGAACGAAACACCGATAGTGGTAATTCTTATGTTCAATGTTCTGTCGTGAAAGCAAAAGTATATGTGGACCAGCATGGAATCAAACGAATCGAAAAGATTGAGGGGCATTAATGAAATTAAAACCAAAATATACTATTCCAGTTTTGTGGGTTATTATTATTTTTTATTTTTTTATGGCAGTAAGTTGTACTACAAATGAAAAATATCCAAACAAAATGGATAGTATTGCTAAAGCTTTATCTAAAATAAAAAAATGAGGCAGTGTATTTATTGGGTTTGTAGAGGTTTCTGTCTATTGTTAAAAGATTGCAAATGTAATAAACTTAAAACTATAGATAATTGTAATCCATTTAAATATACGTTATGAAACTTTCAGCAAATTTTCAATTAAGTGAGCTTGTCAAATCACAAACAGCCGAAAGGAAAGGTATACCCAATAATCCTTCACCAGCACACATTGATAATTTAAAAAATCTTTGTATTAATGTTTTGCAGCCGATTCGGTCGCATTTTAATTCTCCAGTTATGGTTTCTTCTGGATACCGCTCTGCAGAACTTTGTATTGCTATTGGCTCCAAACCTACATCACAGCATGCCGAAGGAAAGGCCGCAGATATAGAAGTAGTAAGCGTAGATAATAAAGAACTAGCCCAATGGATTAAAGATAATTTAGAATTTGATCAATTAATTTTAGAATTTTATAGATCTGGTGAGCCCGACAGTGGCTGGGTCCATGTTTCATGGGACTCAGATAATAATAGAAATCAATCCTTATTGGCATACAGAGATGACAATAATAAAACACAGTATAGACCATGGTAATATCTAGATCACAAATGGCCAGACAATTGGAACCAGGTTTAGGTGCTAAAGGTAAAAAAAAATCAAATCCAATAGCTAAAAAGTTGAGTGATAGACGTTATAAGGCTAAAGTGGTACAATCTAAAAAAGTATATAATCGTAAAAAATTAATACGAGAAACTAACTTTAAAGGAGTATTATAATATGGGCTATCCAATGGGCGGTGGAAAAAAGAATTACAAACTTACTGGAAAAGTAGGTTCAAAAAAAGATTCTAAAAAATCTAAAAAGAAGTAGGTCATGATTTATGGCAACTTCTGGAACTACATCATTTAATTTAACCATAGATGACATTATAGAAGAAGCCTATGAGCGTTGTGGTGTAAGAACTAACTCTGGTCACGATTTACGTTCAGCTAGAAGATCATTAAATTTATTATTTTCTGACTGGGGTAACAGAGGCGTTCATTTATGGAAAGTAACTTTACAAACTCAAGCTTTAACAGCTGGCACATTTCAATATGCTGCTCCTAGTGATTGTAATGATGTATTAGAAGCGTATATCTCTACTACTTCTGGAGTTACTTCATCTACTCAAGATGTATCTTTAACTAAAATAGATAGATCTGCATATGCTGCATTACCTAATAAAGGGTCTACTGGTCAACCTTCTCAATATTATATTTCTAGAGAAACAACACCACAAGTTTATTTATACCAAGCTCCTGATGCTACTACTTATACGTATTTAAAATATTATTATATTGGAAGAATTGAAGATGCGGGAGCTTATACTAATACTGCAGATATTGTTTACAGATTTATGCCAGCTATGTGTGCAGGACTTGCTTATTATTTATCACAAAAAATAGCTCCTGATAGAATTCAATTATTAAAACAACTATATGAAGATGAAATGATGAGAGCTTTAGAAGAAGATGGTCAAAGGACTTCTTCTTATATTTCACCTCAAAATTATTATCCAGCAGGTTAATTATGGGAAATCAAGCAAGAGGAAAAAGATCTTTATCTATATCCGATCGTTCGGGAGCGGCTTTTCCTTACACAGAAATGGTAAAAGAGTGGCAAGGTTCGTGGGTACATATTTCTGAATATGAACCAAAACATCCACAACTAGATCCTCCCTATCATAAAGCAGATGCGGTTGCTTTAGCTAATGTAAGATCACAAGATTTTCAACAACCAGAAATTGTTAATAATGTGGAAGCGGATTCTGGAGGCGAGGGCATGTGTACCGTTAGTTTAGAGCTTCCTGGAGATTTTGCTTTTAATTCATCGGGAATGATTCCTGATAACGGGGCTATTCAAAACACCAGAAGACAGGCTATAATAGAAATAGGAACAATAAAAATAACAATATCATAATGGCTATAACTTATACACAATTTTTAACACAAGTAAGAAACTATACCGAAGTTGGGGATACTGTATTAACTGATACTTTGATTGACCAATTTTTAACCAATGTAGAATTAAATGTTGCTGGAAAAGTAGATTATGATGATTTAAGAAAATATTCTACTTCTAATTTTATTGCTGGACAACGATATTTGACGATGCCTTCTGACTTTGTATTAATGAGAAGTATGGAAACAATTATTAGTGGAAATAGAAATTTTTTAGAAAAAAGAGACCAAACTTACATTACTGAATATAATGAATCTGGAGCCAGTGGAGTCCCTGTATCGTACGCTATGTGGGATGAATTTACTGCTGTTGTAGCTCCTATTCCAGATTCTACTTATCAAGTACAAATCAATTATATAATTGATCCACCTCATTTTACAGCAAGTAATAATACTTATCTATCTCAACATCAGCAATCTATTTTATTATACGGTGTTTTAGCTGAAGCTTTTTCTTATCTAAAAGGACCTTTAGATATGTACAAACTATATTCAGACAAGTATAATGAAGAAATACAAGCTTTTGCTTTACAACAAATGGGCAGAAGACGTAGAGATGATTTTATTGATGGAGTTCCTAGAATTAAAATAGATTCACCATCACCATCTTAAAAATTAATAAGGAGAATAAAAAATGGCTATAACAACAAACGCAATCTGTAATTCTTTTAAACAAGAATTATTGCAAGCAGAACATGATTTTGATTCAGCAGGATCAGGCGGTAATAAATTTAAATTAGCTTTATATATAAGCACTGCAGTAATTGGAAAATCTACTACTTCTTACACAACAGGTGGAGAAACTAGTTCACCAGCAGGATATACAGCTGGAGGAAAAGCATTAGTAAATACTGGAACTTCACTTTCTGTAAATACAGCGATTACTAATTATAGTAATTTATCTTTTACAGGTGTGACATTAACTGCAAGAGGCGCATTAATTTATAATACTAGTAATGCTAACGCTGCTGTATGTGTTTTGGATTTTGGTGGAGATAAAACTGCAACAGCAGGTACATTCACGGTTCAATTCCCAGCCTATACTAGTACAGCTGCTATCTTAAGAATTAGTTAAGGAATAACGCATGTCAGCGTCTCCTTGGGGTTCTAATGATTGGGGCGAACAAGCCTGGGGAGACAATGGCATAAATGTTTACGTTTCTTCTAATGCATGGGGAGAACGTGCATGGGGAGAATTTGCTTGGGGCGAAGGAAATAGTCTTAATAGTTTAACAACACAAATAAATTCAATTACTGTTAGTATTGATGTTGCTATTGATGTAACAGGAAGTTCCTTAACTTCTGCAATTGGTAATTTAATTACCAGCGCAGACGCAAACATTAATGTAACAGGAAGTTCCTTAACTTCTGCAATTGGTAATGAAGATATAGAAGGATCTGGTAATGTTAATCTTACTGGACAATCTTTATCGGCTCAAGTAAACACAGTAGATATTGCTGCGGATGGAAACATTTCGGTTAACGTTGCTGAACATGATTTAACTTTATCTGTTGAAGATGTTGTTATTGAAATAGCGGTAGGACCTGTTACTGTAGGTTCAGAATTAACTTCTGAGATTGGGTCTACGACAGTTGATTTAAACCAACAAGTAGAGGTTACAGGAATTCAATTAACTTCAGCCATAGGGACTGCAGATGCCGTTGCTATAGCAGAAGTAACTGGATCTAGTTTAAGTATAACGATTGGAAATGAAGAAGTCCAAGCAGGAGCTAATGTAACTCTTACTGGCCAGTCTTTAACTTTAACTACAGGAACTGTAGATGCCGTTGTCATAGCAGAGGTTACGGGGTCTACTTTAACTAGCACTACTGGAAATGTTACAATATCAGGAAATGCTGATATAATAGTAACAGGTTCTTCGTTAAATACAGCTATAGGTCAGACTCAAGCCATAGCCTGGGCAGAGGTAAACACAGGATCTAGTGTTACTTGGACAGAGGTTGATATTGCTGCATAATGAAACTATAATACTAATATAAATAAGGATATAATAAAATGGCATCAAGTTATTCAACAGATCTTAAACTCGAACTTATGGTCACTGGCGAAAACGCTGGTACATGGGGTGATAAGACAAATACCAATTTAAACTTAGTTCAACAAGCAGTAGCAGGTTATCAAGAAATAGATGTTGCATCAGCAGATGTAACTCTTGATATGACAGATGCTACAATTTCCAATGCAAGAAACATGACTTTAAAATTTACTGGAACGCTTGCAGCTAACAGAACAGTAAATTTCCCGACAGGTATAGAAAAATTTTTTAATATTATTGATGGCACAGACCATGCTAATTTTACTTTGACTTTTAAAGTAACCTCACAAACAGGATTTAAATTATGTGAAGGTCATTCCTATATTTGCCATGCAGATGGAACGGACATTGTAAAAGATTTAGAATTTAAAAAATGGAGAGCAATTTCTTCAGCGGAAACAGTTCAAGCAGGTGCACAAATTTTAGCAGATACATCTGGGGGAACTTTAACAATAACTTTACCAGCTTCACCAGCAACAGGAGATGAAGTAACATTTGTAGATTCAAAATATACTTTTGATACTAATGCCTTTACAGTTGGTAGAAATGGATCTAATATAACAAATGCAGCAGCCGATCTTGTTGTGAATACAGAGGGTGCAGGATTTACTTTAGTATACTCTGGTGATGCAACAGTTGGCTGGACATATAAGGATAAATAATTATGGCAAATTACGAAGCAACTAGATATGATTTTGACGGAGCAAATTTAACAGGGATACAAGGAACTGAAACTGGTTCTATTATTCCTTGGCCAAAAGATACTGCACCAACAGGATTTTTATTATGTGATGGAACTGCAGTTTCAAGATCAACTTATGCTGATCTATTTGCGGTTATCGGTGAAACTTATGGAAATGGAGACGGTGCAACTACTTTTAACGTCCCTGATCTTCAAGGTAAAATGCCTCAAGG